CCAGAAATGGATGCCCCCCGCCACAAGGAGGTTGATATTGCTGGTAAGGTGGATACAGCCTGTAAATTTGATGCTGATTTAATGGTTAAGGCTTATATTGACTATTCAATTCAATTGGACAAGTTGCCGAAGGAGGAATTAGCCAAACTTGGTAAATTATCTGATGATGTCAATTTAGCAGGCCTCGATGGAGTTTTGGGTATCAATGCGATTAATTTCGCAACTTCTGTGGGTTGGCCCAATAAGGGACCCAAGACCCAATTTGTTGAAAAATCGGATCGTTTTGTCGAAGGTATATCGTGTCCAAGAGATGTGGACCCATCGATTTTAGAAGAAGTTGCACGTTATGAGGAAATGTTGTTGAACGGCGAGAGTATTAACGCCGTTTTTAAAGCATCATTGAAAGATGAACCGACGAAAAATGGAAAGGATAAAGTGCGTGTTTTTGCCGCAGCAAATTTTCCTTTTGTATTTTTAGTAAGGAAATATTTTCTTTCTCTCGCTGCCCTGATGCAACGCAACAAACAAGTTACTGAATGTGCTGTTGGGACGGTTGTCCAATCACCTGAGTGGACGGAATTGTTTGAACATATTGGCAAATTCGGTTGGGATCGTGCTATCGCAGGAGATTATGCCAAGTTTGATGCTCGCATGAGTGTTCATTTTATGTTGATGGCTTTTAAGTTACTTATTAAAGTGGCCGAAACGTCAGGCAACTATGATGAAGATGATTTGAAAATTATGCGGGGTATTGCGTCAGAAATTTCTTATCCGACGTATGATTATTTTGGAACATTGTTGCAATTCATCGGATCTAATCCTTCGGGACATCCTTTAACTGTTGTTATCAATAGTATTGTGAATTCATTGTACATGCGTTATACATATTATGCCATTGCTAAGGAAAAGAAATGGTGGCGTACACCACCCTTTGCTCTAGTTGTAGCTTTGATGACATATGGAGATGATAACATTATGACCGTTAAGGAAGGTTATGATGATTATAATCACACGGCTATTGCAGCACAATTCGCTAAGGTTGGCATTAAATACACTATGGCAGAGAAGGAGGCTGAATCAGTACCTTTCATTCACCTCAATGAAGCTTCATTTTTAAAACATTTTGCGGTATGGGATTCAGAGTTGAATTTATATCGCTCTCCCGTTGAGAAAGCTTCACTAGCCAAGATGCTTCACACACATTTGAGGTCAGGTGTGTTAACTATGGGACAATCTAGTGCTGAAGCGATCCAGAATGTGGCGCTCAAGTATTTTGAATTTGGACGCGACGTGTATACTGAACGTGTTGCTCAGCTTGAGCATGTGGCGCGCGAATCGGGTGTTCATAGCCTTGTAGGACCTATTATGTCTTACGATGAAAGGCTTGCCTGGTATCGCGAAAAGTTTGACCTTTAGGGTCGCACTTTGCCCAGTACTGGGGCTTTGTACCGGTGCACCGTGCTTCCTCGTGCGGTCTAAACTAAATCTGG